TTGATACTTATGCAGGCAAGTTAACCCTTATTCAGACCGCAGCAGGAGAAGCGCAGGAGACTATCGGTAAGGGTCTAGTAGATGCCTTCTCGATCCTAGCGACCGACACGGGAAGCATCACAGAACTTACGGAAGCAATGAACAGCTTTGCAGAAGGCACGGCTACCGCCTTCCGTAACGTCGCAGTCCTAGTCAGTAATCTTGATAAGTCTATGCAGGCAGGCATGGGGCTCGTCGGAGTACTAGACAGAATTACAGGCAGTAACTTTGTTAAGATATTTGGCGGAGCATTCGGACTACTTTCTACAAAAGGCGCTGGATCATTTGAGAGCTTCACTACGCCCGGCATGGGCGGTTATCCTAGCTCTGCCCTCGGTGGAAGTTATGTAGATCCTAATCAAGCGGCTCGCGAGAAGGCAGAAAAGGAAGCGGCCAAGCGTGCTAAAGAGATCGCTAACCTACAGAAGAAAACCTTAGACACACAGAAAAAGGCTAACGCTCTTACCAAGGCCTCTAAGGCTATCGATCTCGATCGTATCAGCGTCACGGCTGCCCTTCGTGGCAAGATCAGCGAGACCGATCGCCTATCACTTAATCTTCAACTAGCCTTGCTAGATAAGAATGAAGCGCAGGCTAATAAACTCTCAGCAGAACTAAGCGAGGCGGTAAAGCGCCAGAACGCTCTCAACGCGGCTCTAGCGGCTACGCCAGAAGCGCCGAACCCTTATCGTAATTGGAAGATGCCAGAATTTAAGATGCCTAGCGTCTCAATACCAGCGACGCTTATTACAGCCACAACTGAAGCCCTCGGCGTGGCATCAATCTCTGATATTCCAGCAACAAATACTGGCGGATTAACCGATGCCCAATCAGAAGTCTTTGACGCAATTACTGACTACATTAAAAGATTTGGCGATCCAACTAAAGACGCTACTGTGAACGTGACAGTAGTACTTAACGATCAAGAAGTAGGCAACGCCATTAGAGATGTATCTGTGAACGATTCTTTATCAGGATCATTTAACACAGTCAATCGCGTAGATAGATTTAGAACGCTTGCAATATGACCCTTCCAGCAACGATCTCGGTATCTTTCGACTTTAGCCAAGGTGCTACATTCGGATTCCCGTTTACTATTGGTGATCCAGTTAACGGCGTTATCGGTGTATCTCAATTTGCATCAAGTGAAGTACCTGAGCCTGTTATTGATCTCAGCTCACAGACTCGCCAGATTACTATTAGGCGCGGTCGTAATATCATGCGAGATACCTATGAGTCAGGATCTTGCACAGTCCGAGTTATCGATCAGAATGGCGACTTTAACCCTCAGAATCCAGCCAGCCCATACTTCGGCTATCTGACTCCACTTCGTAAGATCCGTGTAGCAGCTACTACTGCAACCTCTCAGTCCTTCCTCTTTTCTGGCTATGTCACGGACTATAAGTACACCTACCCTCAGGGGCAGGAATTAGGTTATGTCGACATTATGTCCTCAGATGCATTCCGCCTGTTCGCTATGGCTAACGTCTCGACGATTGCAGACTCAGGGAGTGGGCAGACTACTGGCACAAGAATAGATAAGATTCTTGATGAGGTAGATTTTCCTTCTAGCATGCGCTTCATCGACGCAGGATCTACAACAGTTCAGGCAGACCCAGCCACTACCCGTACAAGCCTTTCAGCGATTCAGGTAGCAGAGTTTACAGAGCAGGGAGCGTTCTTCGTCCGTGCAGATGGCGAAGTAGAATTCAAGGATCGTTCGGATGTAGTGGGCTCGCTAGCCCCGGCACCGATTGAGTTTAATCAGACTACAGGGATCCCATACTCTGATCTTCGCTTTGCCTTCGATGATAAGCTCATCATCAATAGCGCTACCATGAAGCGAGTCGGTGGGGCTACAGTCTCAGCTAATAACTCAGACTCAATCGCTAAGTACTTCCCTCATGGCATGAACGTCGAAAACTTGATCGCACAGACCGACGCGCAGGTTCAAGATATTGCTAGTATCTATGTCGCTACTCGTGCAGAGACTACAATCCGCATCGATGCCATGACAGTCGATCTTCTCGATCCTAACGTGCCTACGGATACGATGATCGGGCTTGAGTACTTTGACAATTTAGAGATCACCAATGTCCAGCCTGATTCTAGTACCATCGTTAAGACCTTACAGGCGCAGGGCTTGGCGTGGGATATTACGCCTAACAGCATGAAGGTTACAGTTACAACACTTGAGCCTATAGTCGAAGGATTCATTATAGGATCTGCAAATTACGGTATAATCGGACAATCCATAATGGGATACTAGGAGAAAACAATGGCAACAGGCTTTCCAGCAACAACAGGCGACATCTTTACGGCGGCAGACTATAACGGCCTCGTAACCTTTGATGTCATTGCCGATAAGACTAACGATTACACAGTCGATATTGTCGATTCTTATCAAGTCCTAGTTTCTATGAACAAGGGAACAGCCGTAGCGCTTAAGATTCCTACTAATGCTACAGCAGCTATTCCTGTCGGATCTGTGATTACTATTCTCAATAAGGGCGTCGGGCTCTGTACGATTTCAGCAGTTACTTCTGGCACTACTACAGTTCTGTCAGCAGGCGCAGTTCCAGCCTCACCTACACTTGGCACCAATAAATCCGCGGCATGCGTGAAGGTGGCCGCGGACACTTGGTACATCCTTGGGGCGATTGGATAATGCTTAATAATGTTATAAGTGTATTTGCACCTACTACTCCATTACTTCCATTTAGCTTGGCTGATTACCTTATCGTGGCAGGCGGCGGTGGCGGTGGCGGGCAAGTTGGTGGCGGTGGTGGTGCAGGTGGTTTTCGTTCATTTACTAGCCAAAGCTTGCCATCTTCCTTCACTATTACAGTCGGCGCCGGCGGCACAGGTGGAACAGGTTCCAGCACTAACGGAACAAGCGGAACAAATTCAACACTCGATACTAATAGCGCAACGGGCGGCGGTCGAGGCGGCGCAATAGGTTCTCCACGTAACGGCGCAACAGGCGGCTCTGGCGGCGGTTCTGGAAATACTGGTTCAGGTGCGGCTGGTGATGCAGGTGGTTATACCCCCGACGAAGGTTTTGCTGGTGGTACTGGCGGAATAGATGGCAATAGATATTTTGGTGGCGGTGGTGGCGGTGCATCTGCTGTTGGCGCATCAGGAGCATCTGGTTTAACTGCTGGAAATAACGGCGGTGCTGGTACATCTAATTCATTTTCAGGTTCAGCGATAACTTACGCAGGCGGCGGCGGCGGTGGATTTGGTTCCGACGGATCATTTAATTACAACGGCGGAACAGGTGGAACAGGGGGCGGCGGTAATGGCGGCAAAGGTGACAATAGTACAGGTTTTGCTAACGCTTCAAACGGAACAGCAGGAACAGTTAATCTAGGTGGAGGCGGCGGCGGCGGTGGGTATAACGGCTCAACTGGAATGAACGGCGGTAACGGCGGCTCAGGTGTAGTCATTCTTCGCTATGCAGATACATTCCCAGATTTAACTGCAATCGGTGGAACACTAGTAAAAACTGGTGGTGGAACAACCCCGACAACAACTACAGGTGGATACAAGATTTATGTATTTACAGCAGGAACAGGCACGGTAACTAAATAATGGCACATTACGCATTTCTCGATGAAAACAACATCGTGACAGAAGTCATTACTGGACGCCACGAATGGGAAGAAGTGGACGGAATAACTGATTGGGAGCAAGCCTACTCAGAAGTTAGAGGCCAAGTCTGCAAGCGCACGAGTTATTCTGGATCGATTAGATTTAATTACGCAGGGGTGGGATATACCTACGATCCAATCGATGACGCCTTTATCGCGCCTAAGCCTTATCCGTCATGGGTATTGAATTCCAAAAAACAATGGGAGCCACCTATCGCTTACCCTACAGATGGCAAGCTATACGCATGGGATGAAGAAACAGGTGAGTGGTATGAAACCGATCCTTTGTAAAGCCGGACAACAGCTTAGAGAGCAATTTGATGACACCTTCGCAGATCGTGATAGGCGTTCCGATGGCTGGATCGGCGATCTCCGTCATTCAGCGCGTCCTAGTGATCACAACCCTGATCCAGAGACAGGGGTGGTTCGCGCCATCGATGTCGATCGAGATGTACATAAGTCAGGCAAGCCCGACCTCATGCCCGATATTGCAGATCAGCTTCGACTCGCAGCCAAAGCAGGAGAGAAGCGTGTGTCATACATCATTTTCGCAGGACGAATTGCATCGTCTCGCATGGGCTGGCGCTGGCGCAAGTATTCTGGAAGTAATCCACATAACGCGCATTGCCATATCTCTTTCACTAAGCAAGGCGATCAAGACGGCTCTTTCTTTAATATCCCGTTACTAGGAGGCAAATGATGAACATGAAACATCCAGCAATAATCGCAGTCGGAGCATTCCTAGCAGTATGGGGAACTACTTCTAACTTCGATCTTAACTATCGATCAATCCTCGGCGCAGTAGTGGCAGGAGTATTCGGATACGCGAGCCCTAAAAAGTAATGGACGCGGTAGATATTGCGGCAATCGCCGTAGGAATAGTTACAGTCCTTGGCGGAGTAGCTGCTTATCTACAGTTTTTGATTAAGTATTACTTAGCCGAGCTCAAGCCCAATGGTGGTTCATCGATGAAGGATCAAGTTAATCGACTAGAAGCGCGTGTCGATACCATCATCGAATTATTAGGTAAGTCACACTAATTCCATGGCAAAGAAGAAGGTTATCGATCTCGATACTTATTCACAGTTAGACGCGTGGGCTATTAGCCTGCATGAGATGTATCGCGCATTGCGCCGGGCTGGCTTTGCCATTGATATCTGTCTAGCGATTATCTCTGATCGAGATGCTTACCCTGACTGGATCTTGCCATCGATCCCCGACCGAGTGGATCGCCTACCTTATGAGGATGACGAAGAGGACTAATGAAGCGCATAGTCATAGTGAGCGACCTACAAGTGCCGTTCCACGATAGACACGCAGTCAAGAATCTAGCCAGTTTCATCAGTAAATTTAAGCCGCACGAAGTAGTAACGATCGGCGACGAGATAGACTTTAACACTATAAGCAAGTGGAGCGAAGGGACGCCAGAGGCTTATGAGCAGACGCTTGGAGATGATCGCGATGAGGCTGTTCAAGTACTTTACGATCTACAGGTAACACAGACGATTCGGTCTAATCACACAGACCGCCTTTACAATCAGATCATGAGGAAGATTCCCTCATTCCTATCCTTGCCCGAACTTAGGTTCGAGAAGTTCATGAGATTTGATGAGCTAGGGATTACCTTTCATAAAAAGCCATACAATATCGCGCCGGGCTGGATTGCAGTCCATGGCGATCATACTCCTATAAAGTCACAGGGAGGGCTCTCAGCCCTTGAGGCGGCTCGTAGGCACGGGAAAAGCGTTATCTCAGGGCATACTCACAGAATGGGCAGATCGTCCTTCTCAGAGGCCTCTGGAGGCCGTTTAGGGCGTGTTCTGCATGGGGTTGAGGTTGGGAATTTAATGGACTTTTCAAAGGCCTCATACACCAAGGGCTCGGCTAATTGGCAATCAGGCTTTGCCATCATGTATGTCGATGGAAAGAACGTTCAGGTCGATCTGATCTATCTGGAAAAGGATGGAACCTTCGTAGTCTCAGGGAAGCGCTATGGACGACCTAGATAACGATCTTGATCGGGATATTGACGATCACATAGACGACGCAGAATTGTTACCATTTCGTTATATAAATATCTAGATTTTCCCCTTTGGGGTATGAGATGGTTAAGCCACGGATGAAGGGCATCCACAGAAAGGCTTAACAATGTTCGATACAGTTACACAAGACGTTATAGCTCTTATCATTATTTCGGCGCTATGGTTTCACTTTGGTCGGTCGATAGGTATTCGTGTAGGTTATCTCAAAGGCCGTAAAGCCGTCAGAGATTACTACGAAGCCAAGGATAAGGTGAGAGTGTGAAAGCGAATGATTTCCTCAACGAAGCAAAGGCAGTTATACAAGATCGTGGAATGGACTACGGACACCCGTCAGACAATATGTCCAGAACCGCATGCCTCTGGTCTGCATTCCTCCAAATGCCTGTTACTGACTATCAAGTGGCGTCATGCATGGCATTGGTCAAGCTCGCTCGAAGTATGGAGTCAGCAAAAGTCGATACATACATCGACGCTGCGGCATATATGGCAATAGCAGGGCAACTACACACAGAGGAGAACGAACTTTATGTTTAATCTAGAAGATTATGAGACAGTAGAAGAGCGCCTAATAAAGTTTTGGAAGGATCATCCAGATGGCCAGATACATACAAAGCTCATGGAACACACTACTGGCCGATTCATCGTCGAGGCTTCGATATATCGAACAGAAGCTGATAACAGGCCATGGACTACAGGGCTCGCAGAAGAAACAGTACAAGGCCGAGGGGTTAATGCTACTTCTGCGCTTGAGAACTGCGAGACTTCTGCTATTGGTCGTGCGCTGGCTAACGCTGGATATGCCACTAAAGGTAAGCGAGCATCTAGAGAAGAGATGGTCAAAGTAGAGACTGCTTCTAAAGTAAAGGCTAGCATCGATGAAGTAAAGGTTAAGATGGCAACTACATCTGGCGAATACATTCCAGTAGTAAAGGAAGAGGATCCATGGACTACCAAGTCAGCGACTATGCCGCCCACAATGGGGGAAGCTGTATCGATGGTGAAAGAGATCATTGGAGGCCAGACAGAGAAGGATATTCCTCGTTGCCCTCATGGCGACATGATCTGGAAGACTGGGCAATCGGGAACAGGTAAGCAATGGGGTCATTTCAAATGCTCTGCATGGGTAACAGGCGAACTGACTAGATGTCCTAAGGGTGAAGATGTAATTTGGTATGAGATCAACAAAGAGGGCGCATGGCAACGCCAGAAGGCGAGAGCATAATGGGATCTTTACAGTTTATGAACCAAGATGGCGAATGGGAATCATTCCCAACAGAGGATGAGATTGCACGATCTAAAGAAGTTCAGGCTATTTTAGAAGAGTTCACGATGATGACTAGATGCTGTCTATGTAATGAGTCAATTCCAGTATCAGAGATCAAAGTGAACTTGCAGAGTAAAGCATGGTCATGTAGAAAGTGTCATGCGGTCAATGGCTTCACAAAGCCGTAAATACCGGGGATTCTCTACCGAGCGTGTTGTCGCCAAGTACCTATCGACTTGGTGGCATCATGCGGATATCGGTCGAGGGGCTGGAAAAGATATAACTCATGTTCCTTTCGACATGGAGGTTAAGGCTAGATCGGCGTTCCAGCCTAAGGCGTGGATCGATCAGGTCACTAAAAGAGCTAGCAAGTCCAATGACTTGCCTATCGTGGTGTGTCGCTTGAATGGCCAAGGAGAAGCTAATCCTCAGGATTATCTGGCCTTTATGCGGCTTGGTGATCTGGTCGATCTATTGCTCAAGTCAGGTTACGGGGATTTCAAGGGTGATCGAGATACACTAGAGCCGATGCGTTGCAAGATGTGCGGCGCTTGGGCGTTCACGCCTACATGTAAGACGTGTGAGGTTGATCCAGATGCCAACCTATGAGTTCGAGTGCGATAACGAGCATTGTGAGAGTAATGCCAGAATAGAGAAGTGGATGAGTATCCATGAGCCTCATGATCTGGAATGCCCATTCTGTCATTCATCAATGAGCAAGGTTTATAGCTCTATAGGGGTATCGTTTAAGGGATCAGGATTCTATAGTACGGACAATCGATGAGCGAGACGGATGAGCAGAGAAAGTACAGACTAGCCAGAGGCAAGCGGATTCGTAGTTATGGCATAACCTTACAAGAACATGATCGCCTTATGGCAGAACAAGATAACTGCTGCTGGATCTGTAAAGGTAATAATGATCAAATGGCTCTGTGTATTGACCATGATCACAAGACTGGAGAAGTTCGAGGCTTACTGTGCAATGTGTGTAATCGAGCCATAGGGCTATTAAGGGACGATCCTGATCTTATAAAGAGAGCTGCGGAATATCTAATCAATGGCGTTCCAGACTATCTGCAAGGGAAATTGGTGATGAGGCATGGGGTTAAAATTCGTGTGCCCTTAGATTATGTGCAGCCTGACATAATTGTATCGATCGAAACCAATTGGTATGAAATTATGCAAGAACAGCACAAAGTTACATATGGCCATAGGCTAGAAGACTGCAATGGTAGGCGTAAATATAATCGGCGCGGCATCTTAATGGATATCATTCATGAACTGTGATGCAATTCACATTCCACATATTGAGATTATAGGAGATGCTACACATGAAGGTATTTGACTTGAGTGGTACTCTCAGCGCTAGAGCCCATCAGGGGCTCAACGCGAGCCCGATAGGGCTAGCTCGCGTGGTAGCACTCGCTATTGGGATATCTCTATCTATGGCAATGCCCCTAGATGCACAGGCGTCAAATAAGCAAATACAATGGGCTAAACAATTAGCCAAAGAGCAGCTTACTGATAAGCAAGAACTATGCCATCATGAGATAGTCTTTCGTGAG